CGCGTCTGGCAACTGTTCCACGGGTGCCGCGTCTGGCGACTACTCCACGGGTGCCGCGTCTGGCGACTACTCCACGGCAGAGGTAAGCGGAAAAGACAGCCTTGCCGTTGCAAACGGTTACAACAGCAAGGCTCGTGGATCGATTGGATGCTACATCGTGCTGACCGAGTATGACGATGACGGTAAGTTCCTGCTGGCAAAAATGGCGCGGGTTGACGGAACTGTCATAAAGGACGGCGTTTGGTACACGCTTAAAAACGGAGAATTTGTGGAGGCGGAATAACCAACGAGTTATATAAGCGCTGTGCTATCTGGCTATACGGGCGTGCGGAAGGAGGTGAAGACACACGGCTACCGGAAAAAGATACTACTGGCTAAAGCTCAAAGACAGCTTTATGCGGTCTGACGCGGTGGATTTTCTCATGGGGCAGAAGAACGGCGCAAACTATGTGGTTTTGTACCAGATGCTCTGTCTTATGACCATCAACACCAACGGCAGGCTTTCACGGCAGATCGGTGAGGTGATCATTCCGTATGACGTGGACAAGATTCAGCGTGATACCAAGTGGTTTTCTACCGATACTGTGCGCGTTGCGCTGGGTCTTTACGCGAAACTTGGGCTGATTTATCAGGAGCAAGACGGCACGCTCGTGCTTGCAAATCACTCTGAAATGGTCGGAAGTGCGACAGACTACGCAACGCAAAAAAAACTGCAAAGAACGAACCAACGTCTAATCGGCTCTTCTGACTGTGGACATTGTCCACAGGATGTCCACGAAAACGTCCACAAAAATGTCCATACAGATATTAGAGATAAGATATTAGATATAGATAAGTCGTCGTCATCTAAAGATGACTCCTCTTATACAGGGACGAGGACGACGATATCGCCTGTGGATTTTTTTAGAGAAAACATCGGTAAGTTGAGCGCTAACAGCGAAAAAGAGCTGACCGGTTACATCGAACGTTTGGGCGCTGATCTTGTGACCGAGATCATCCGCAAGTGCGGGGATCTGGGCGGCAGAAGCTGGGCCTATGTCCGCAAGGCGCTGGAGGAGGCCGACAGGCAAGGCTGCACGTCTGTGGAGGAGTACCGCAAGACAAACCCCATCGGGGCGGGACGGGACAAGCTGGTCACGCGCCCCCCGGAAGATGCAGCAAAAGCCCCCGATTTCCTCAAAAACGCTGCAAATCGCAGGCCTTTGCGCAAGAAAGGAGAGCCGAAGAGTGCCTAAGTATCATGTTGTTGTGCTGTGCAGCGGCCCGGTAGGGGATGCGGCCCTGACCTACCGCCTGACCGCCAGCAGCCAGCAGGCCGCAGAATTTCACGCCTGCCAGATGGCGGGAGATCACTACCCGGAGTACCGGGATATTCATGTCAAGAGAACGGAGGTTTTGACACATGGCTGAGAAAAAGAAGATTGTCCGGCTGGCCGATGTTGGCGAGCTGGAAAACATCCTGAAAAAAGACCTTGCAGAAGAAGAAGCAAAAGGAAAGGATTCTGACACCCTGTTCTGTGAAGATATTGCAGGCGAGCTGACGGATCTCGAAAGCCTTCCCACCATCGACCCGGAGAGGATAATCCCGGCCTGGCGCAACCCCGAAACCGACCCGCCGAAGGTCGAAGAAGATGTGCTGATTCTGTTTGAAACCACCTGCGGTGGATATGGGATTACGACGGCTCACTACGAAGATGGAACGCTATTATCCCAAGATAGCATTTTTTACTGGGATGAACTTGCAGCATGGGGCGAGCTGGATGAAGAACATGATGATTACATCATCCCCAAAGGGTGGTGGGAATATCGTTATTTTAACCAGGATGACGTTTACAATAACCGTGTAGATTATCCTGTAATGGGCTGGATGCCGTTGCCGCCGAAGGAGGTGACACAGAATGGCAATCAATAAGAAAACCCGCGAGGCGGTATACCAGAAGTACGGCGGCCGCTGCGCGTATTGCGGTAGGGCAATTACCTACAAGGATATGCAGGTCGATCATTTCCGGCCGCTGCGGGTATGGAATGAAGCAGACGGCGCGGCGGATGATATTTCAAACCTTATGCCCGCCTGCCGGATGTGCAACCATTATAAGCGCGCAAACTCCCTGGAAGTGTTTCGCCGGTATATTGCCGAGATTCCCCGCAAGCTGCGCAGCGACTATATTTATAAAATTGGCGTGGCCTACGGGAACGTTGTTGAAAATGAAAAGCCGATTGCGTTTTTCTTTGAAACCCAGGAAACAAAAACGGCTTCCGAATCTGCCGTGATGCAGCCGGAAGACATGGCTCATTATTTGATGGATTTTTGCCATGGCCATTTAGCAGCCGGGAAAGGCTGCCCAGGCTGCCCGTTTGATAAACCGACCAGCGACAACGGGGATGGAGAGTGTCGTTTATATGTCCCCGACGACTGGGATTTTTGAGGATGCGACAAATGAGCAAACGGAAATATCTTGATGCTGAAACTTTGAAGCAGCATCTTTTTATGGAGGCCGCTCTGGGCTACATCAAGACATTGGAAGATGTAAACAGGATTATTGACACGCTTCCGGAAGCAGAAATCTGCCAGAAATGGCACCCGGCCAGTGAGATCCCGCTGCTGCACCACGAGGTGGACGAGGACAAATGCGAGGGCACTCTTGAGTGCGATGTGAGCGAACCGCTTCTCTTGTACACGGAAGAGGAGGGCTACAAGGTCGGTGTCTACATGAAGGATTGCTACGGGTTCAACGGCTGGTTGAATCCCGAATACTGCGGCACCATCCACCATGTGGTGGAGTGGCAGTACCCGCCGAAACCATCAAAGGAGAGAAGCGTATGAAAGTGCTGATTGCTTGCGAGGAATCGCAGGAAGTATGCAAAGCGTTCCGCGCCCGTGGGCACGAAGCCTATTCCTGTGACATTCAGGAGCCGTCTGGCGGACACCCTGAGTGGCATATTCTTGGAGATGCGCTCAAGGCTCTGAAGGGGGGGCAAGTCGTGACAATGGACGGCGTAACGCATGACGTTGGCAAGTGGGACTTGCTCATTGCGCACCCGCCCTGCACACACCTGGCTGTTTCTGGTGCACGGTGGTTCACGGAGGGAAAAAAACCACTCAGCTTACGCTATGAAGCTGCTGCATTTTTTATGAAATTTATTGAAGCGGATGTCCCGCATATAGCGGTTGAGAATCCTGTGTGCGTGATGTCTACGCTATACCGAAAGCCGGATCAGATTATCAATCCTTGGCAGTTTGGACACCCGGAGCAAAAGAAAACTTGCCTGTGGCTTAAAAATCTTTCTATCCTGGAGGAAACTGACAACGTGTACGACCACATGATGACGTTACCGCAAAAGGTGCGTGAACGGAATCATTGGATGGGGAAAGGCCACTCAAAAGAACGCAGCAAAACCTATCCTGGAATTGCAAAAGCAATGTCTGAACAGTGGGGGTGATTGTATGACACAGAAACAGTTTATCAAGCAGCTGATGGGCCGCGGCGTTTCGTATTCGGATGCCTGCGGGCTGGTGGCCTACATGAAAGAGCTTCGCCAGCTGATCGAGAAGCATGAGGACGTTGTGATGCTGGCGGATGCAAACACAATGCAGTTCGTCCCGGCAAAGGTTTACTCCTACAAGGAAACCTTCCAACGGATGCAGGAAGGGCGGGATATCTTTTGCTGAAAACCATGAAGATTGTCCTTTACGGTGACCCCCGCACAAAGAAAAACTCTGCCCGCATCCTCAAGGCCCACGCAAACCGCCGCATTGTGGCCCCCAGCGAGGCATTCATGCAGTATCAGGAAAAGTGCCTGTGGCAGATCAAACGGCCTTACAATCCCATCACAGCCCGCGTAAACGTGAGGTGCGTGTACTACATGGCCACCCGGCGCAAGGTTGACCTTGCAAATCTCATAGAGGCGACCTGCGACATTCTGGTGAAGGCCAAGGTTCTGGCGGACGATAACAGCCAAATCGTTGCTGCCCACGATGGAAGCCGGGTGGAGCTCGACCGGAAAAACCCGAGGGCGGAAATCTGGATTGAAGAAATGGAGGACAATACATGATGTTTGTGTTAAATAAATGCTATAACATAGACTGCATGGAAGCAATGAAAGAGTTCCGGGACGATTTCTTTGATCTTGCTGTGGTAGACCCGCCGTATTTTTCGGGGCCTGAACGCAGAGGATTCTACGGGTCAAAAATCAGCAAGATTGGAGTACATCGTGACTATCCGGTTTCGCCGGAATGGACGAAGCCGGGAAAGGAATACTTCGACGAGCTGCGCCGGGTAAGCCGACACTACATTGTATGGGGCTGCAACTACTTTGATTATAGTTTTGCATCCGGTCGGATCGTGTGGGACAAGTGCAATGAAAAATCGAGTTTCTCAGACTGCGAGATCGCGGCGACGGATTTGTTCTCTAGTGTTCGGCTGTTTCGGTATATGTGGTCTGGAATGATGCAAGGTAAGAGCATCACAGAAGGACATATCATGCAGGGCAATAAAAGCCTGAACGAGAAAAGAATCCATCCAACACAGAAACCAGTTGCGCTGTATGATTGGATCTTCAAAAACTACGCAAAGCCTGGACAAAAGATTCTAGATACTCACCTTGGCAGCGGAAGCAGCAGAATTGCCGCTTATGAAGCCGGAATTGACTTTATCGGATTTGAAATTGACAATTCCTATTTTCACATGGAAGAAGAAAGGTTTGCGGAGCACACAAGTCAAATGAGCCTACTACACATCGAGGAGGGAAAGTGATGACCCGCACATGGACACCTGAAAGCGAACACCCAAAGCCGCGCACCGGCGTGGACTATCACGAGGTAAAGGCGTGGTTCCAGCAGTGCAGAGACCTGGCGGAGCAGGTCGAGGCCCAGAAGCAAAAGATCCAGCGCATCCGGGACACTGCCGAAAAATGCACCCAGAGCATGAGCGGGATGCCCACGGGCGGTGGAGCTGGTGACAAAGTAGGCTTTGCCGTGGAGAGAATCGACACAGAAGAGCGGAACCTCAAGCAGATGGAGCTTGATCTCTGTGAACTGCGCATCGAAGCTGCCCGGCGGGCCTACTGCCTGAGCGGGTCTGCTCGGTCTGAAAAGCAAGCAAAGTGCATCTGCGGCTGGTATATCGACCTGAAGCCCCAAAAGAAGATTGCGGTGGACGTGGGCTTGTCCAGAGACAATTCGGTCTCCACCTACATCCACGAGGGGTTTGATGCTTTGGCAGAAATCTGGAAGGATGTACAAAACGACCATTGAAAGCGCTTTGATTTCTACGCTTTATTTGAATCGTTGTGAAACACATGTGAATCGAAGTGTGGTAAAATGACTACAAGCGGAACCGCGCAAAGCGGTGCGCCGCTTCTCAGCAGTTTCCAAAGTGCGGCCCCGTACGAATTCTCCTTTCGTTCATGCCGCTTAACGCTTTTCGCTTTGACACCGTGCTTTGCGGGCTGCTTCTATGCGAGATATCACCATCGAGCATCATGCGTGGTGCAAGTCCACGATCTCGCACCGAACGCCGCAAAGTCTGTAACGCGGCAAGTCTGACGCATGGAGTGATTCACCACCGGTGTGCGGGTGGGTGTGGAATTCCTGAAATCTTGCCCACGCCCTGAAACCTCCGCCCGTGAACAGCAGCACCGGAAATCCGAGCGGGCCAGCATGCCCCGCAGGATGTGCGTCAACTCAAGCAGCCCCGGCGGCGAACCGTGGGCTGTTTTTATTTGCTATATGGCCGCCTGAGCGCAATGTGGAGCGCGGTGCGTGTGTGTAGGCACGGCTGGTTCGATTCCAAGGGCGGCTTTTTATATTCCCGTAGCTCAATCGGTAGAGCGTTGGTCTCCAAAACCAAAGGCTGCAGGCTCGGACCCTGCCGGGAATGCCAGACTTTGCATGAGTTTAGAGAGGTGGTGGCGGTGAGCGCAAAGCGGCTGACAGACAGACAAAAAAAGAAGATCATTGCTGATTATGTGCAGCTGCAGAGCTACGCCAGAACCGCAAAGCTGAACGACGTGGCAGAAAGCACCGTGCGGAAAATCGTGAAAGATAATCCCAAGTGTGCGGATTTGTGCGCCTTAAAAAAAGAGCAGAACACGCAGGACATGCTTTCCTACTTAGGCAGCAAGCGCGGGGAAGCACAGGATCTTCTCGGGATGTACCTTCAGGCGATGGCTGACCCGGACAAAATCGCGGAAGCAACACTGCCGCAGCTGTCAACGGCGTTCGGCACCATTGTGGACAAGTTTGCCATGCTGGGAGACCAGAATAGCATAGAAATCCCGGACGATGGTCTTGTGGAGGCACTGAATGCCGCCGCAGACCTCAGCCCGCCGGATGACGTGGAAATGCTGCCGGAGGAAGAGGACGACGATGCGGAAAAGTAACGGTTTTCGCTGGAAAGCCCTCAGCCAGCGGCAAAAGCAGGTCCTGAGCTGGTGGACACCGCAGAGCGCATACAGCGGATACAACGGCATCATTGCCGATGGCGCTATCCGCTCGGGCAAGACCTTTGCCATGAGCTTTTCTTTCGTCCAGTGGGCTATGACTTGCTACAGCGGCCAGCAGTTTGCTATGTGCGGCAAGACCATTGCCAGCTTCCGGCGCAATGTGCTGGGCACGCTCAAGCAGCAGCTTGCAGCCCGTGGCTACAACGTCAAGGAGCACCGGGCGGAAAACTGCATGACCGTCAGCAAGGGCGGCAAAACCAACGAGTTTTACTTTTTCGGCGGCAAGGACGAGAGCAGTCAGGACCTGATCCAGGGCATCACCCTTGCCGGAGCATTCTTCGACGAGGTGGCTCTGATGCCGCAGAGCTTTGTCAATCAGGCCACTGCCCGCTGCTCCGTCACCGGGTCGAAGTTTTGGTTCAACTGCAACCCGGGCAGCCCGCAGCACTGGTTTTATCTGAAGTGGGTGCGGAAATGCTGTTCCCGCAAGATGATGTATCTCCATTTCACGATGGACGACAACCTGTCGCTTTCCGAGGACATCAAGGCCAGATACCGCAGCCAGTACAGCGGCGTTTTCTATCAGCGCTACATTCTGGGCCTGTGGACGGTGGCAGAGGGCCTTGTATATGACATGTTCGACCGCAAGAAGCACGTCGTTGATGAGCTGCCGGAGCTGTCACCAAAGAGCGCCTATGTGGCGTGCGACTTTGGCACCCAGAACGCAACGGTTTTTTTGCTATTCCAGAAGCAGGCAGATGCAGACTGCTGGATCGTCACCCGGGAGTACTACTACAGCGGCCGGGAACAGAAGCGGCAAAAAACCGTGGGCGAGTACGTCACAGACCTCAAGGCGTGGCTGAATGGTCTCAAGCCGGAGAGGATCATCGTTGACCCCTCTGCCCTGCCCCTGATTACAGAGCTGCGCAAGAACGGCTTTACTCAGACCCCCGCAAACAACGACGTTCTGAGCGGCATTCTGGACGTGCAGACCATGCTGCAGACCGGGCGGCTGAAGATCTACAAAGACTGCAAGCACACGCTGGAAGAGTTCGGCGTGTACGCTTGGGACCCGGATAAAGACGACACCGTGCTGAAGGTCAACGACCACTGCATGGACGCTATCCGCTATTTCGTGCGCACAAAGCGCCTTGTAAAACTGAGGGATTGATTTTGAGCACTGTATACACATTCCAGACCTTCCAGCAGGCGCAAGCCGCCGGGGAACAGCCTGATTTCATCCGGCGCTTCGTGCAGCAGCACTGCGCTTCCGGACCGTACAAGATGGCGCTGGACGCTGACCTGTACGATGCCCAGAAAAACCCGGGGGCTGAACGCTTTGCGCAAGCTTACGCTTTGATGCTGAAGCGCCTATCCAAAAACACCAAGCAGGACATCCTGCACCCTGATATGGTCAAGAGCAATCTTTTCCGGCGGCTCAACAAGCAGCGGGCGACCTACTCCCTCGGCAACGGCGTGGTCTTTGCGGACGATGGCGTGGACAAGGGAAAGCTTGGGCAGAACTTTGATGAGCAGATCCAGAAGGCCGGATATTTCGCCCTGATCCACGGCGAGAGCTTCGGATTCTGGAACAACGACCACCTGGTGGTTTTCAAGTTGACCGAGTTCGCTCCCCTGTACGATGAAAAGACAGGCCTTTTGCAGGCGGGTGTGCGCTTCTGGCGGCTGAATCCTGACACGGATATGCACTATATCCTGTACGAGCTGGACGGCTTCACTGAGTACACGGAAAGCAAAATCGGCAATGTGATGCAAGAGACAACGCCGAAGCAGGCATACAAGAGCGTGACCGTCACCACACCCGGCGGCGGGCTGGAAAGCGTAGAGGGCGAAAACTACAGCGCTCTTCCCATTGTGCCGCTGTGGGGCTCCGACCTGCACCAGAGCACGCTTGTGGGCCTGAAAGCCTACATCGACAACACCGACCTGGTGATGTCCGGCTTCTGCAATGACCTGCAGGACTTTTCGCAGATCTACTGGCTGTGCGAGAACTTCAACGGCATGACCGATGACGAACTGCAGGAGTTCCTTGTTAAGCTGAATCTGTACCACATTGCAGGCGCAGACACCAGCGAGGGCGGCAAGATCACCCCCTACACCAACGAGATCCCCGTGACGGCCCGGCAGGCTCTGTTGGAGCTGCTCCACACCAGGGTGTATGAGGACTTCGGCGGGCTGGACGTGCATTGCGTCAGCGCGGACAGCACCAATGACCATCTGGATGCAGCCTATGAACCGCTGAACCAGAACGCAGACGACTTCGAGGCGCAGGTCAAGCCGTTTATCCGGCAGATCTGCGCACTGGCTGGCTTTGACAACGCTATGCCGACATTCAACCGCAGCAAGATCACCAACACGGCCGAACAGGTCGGCATGGTGATTTCCGAGGCCGCCATCATCGGGCAGGACATGGCCATTGACCTGCTGCCAAACCTGACCCCGGAACAAAAGGAGCAGGCCAAGGCCGCGCTGATGGCCGAGAGCGCAGCACGGGAGACCGTGGGCGAGGGGGAGAACGACGGTGATGAAACGTGATTTCTGACCGTGACCGCATCTCTACCCGACAACTGAACCGCCTGCGCCGCCGTATCCTACGGGTGTACGGCACTGCCCGCCGGGAGATGCAGGAGCAGCTTACCGAGTTTCTGGCAAAGTACAAAACGCTGGACGAGCACAAGCGGGCGCAGCTGAATGCAGGCGAGATCACCGAGGAAGACTATCGCATCTGGCTGCAAAATCAGGTCTTTCAGTCAGATTTGATGCACGCCAAGCTGGACGGCATCACGCAGACCTGCACCACAGCCCAGCAGACGGCCTACAAGCTGGCCCGGGACGAGCAATACAACATCTTTTCCTTTGGCGCAAACTGGGCCTTCTACGAGCTGGAACAGGCCGCAGGCGTGACGTTCGGGCTGACCCTGTACAACACAGAGGCGGTCAAGCTGCTGCTGAAGGAAAACCCCAAGCTGGTTCCCAACAAGCGCATCAAAAGCGAGAGCAACAAAACCTATGATGCAAAGGTATTCAACCGCTACGTCATGCAGGGCATCATTCAGGGCAAGAGCGTCCACAACATCGCCGTGCAGGCCGTCAACGGCATGGCTGATACAGAGATCCACTGGGCCATGAACAACGCCATCACGGCCCTTACCAGCGCCCAGAACGCCGGGGCTTTGCAGCAGATGCGCAACGCCCAGGCTTTGGGCATCGAGGTCAAAAAGCGCTGGAATTCTACCCACGACTACCGCACCCGCGAGATGCACCGCCTGCTTGACCAGCAGACGGCAGAGCTTGACGAGCCGTTCAAGGTCATGGGATACGAGATTCAGCGCCCCGGCGACCCCAACGCCGCCCCGGAGATGGTCTACCACTGCCGCTGTGTGCTGTCCTCTGCTCTGGGTAAGTATCCACGGCAGAACGCACGGCAAATTGACAACGTGCCTGTGGTCGAGGACAGCGGCAAGGTGGACGAAAAAGGCAGGCCTATCATGGTGCGGGTCAAAAAAACCACCCCCGTCATGGATTACACCGAGTGGTATAAATCCAAGGGAGGCAAGGAAGCCGAACAAATGTGGCGGGCAGAAGAGAGAAAACGCAGAAAGGAGGCTGCAAAGCATGGATGAGAAGAAGCCTTGCAAATTTTGCGAGCGGCTCAAGTGGTGGAAAGAACACGAGCCAAAAGATGATCCTGATTTATATACCACCTACCAAGTAAGCCTCATCACCAAAAAGCACCGGAAACACATGGGCGTGCGCGGCGTTATTACTCACCGGGCCGGGCCGCTGAATTTCTGCCCTGAGTGCGGTCGCATCTTAAAGAAAAAGCGAGAACCAAGGGATAAGCCGTGAACTTTAACTACGACATCAAATTCACCGACAACACCCCGCAGCTGCATGAAGCTCTGGATTCATGGGCGGAGCGGGTGCTGGCCCTCTGGGGCATGAAGGTGCAGGACTACGCCCAGCTGCTTGTGCCCACAGGCACGGCAGACAGCACGGGCATAGAGGGCTATGTGGGCGGTGCGCTCAAGCAGAGCCTGACCTACGCCCTCGACCTCGCCAAAAAGACCGTGACCATCGGCAGCAACCTGTTTTACAGCGTCTATGTTGAGCTTGGCACCGGTATCTTTGCCGAGAAAGGCAACGGGCGCAAAACGCCGTGGGTCTGGAAAGACTTCAACGGCAAGTGGCACTTTACCCGGGGCATGGCTCCCCGTCCGTTCCTCCGCCCGGCGGTGGAGGAACACATTGATGAGCTGCGAGAGATCGCGGTGGAAGAAGCAAACCTGGAAAATTAAATACTCAGCGGTTGGCGCACAGCGTCAGCCGCTTTTTTATGCCGCTTTCGCACAACTGGCAGTGCTCCCGGCTCATAACCGGGTAGTTGCAGGTTCGACCCCTGCAAGCGGCACCACACCGGCAGCACGTCCGGCAAATTAAACCTTATTGCCAAGCATGGCAGCCCGAGCAAGGGCAGAAAGGACTATCACATGGCACTCGAACGCAAGACTCTCCGGGCGATTCTGGAAGATGAAACGACAGACACCAGCGGCAAGCTCAAGAAAATTCTGGACGTGCTGCATGAGGAAACGGACACTTTGCAGAACCAGCTCGATGAGAAGAACGCAGCCCTCGCCAAAGCCGAAAAGGACCGGGACGCAGCCAACGGCGGCAAGGAAGCCGCTGAAAAGGCGCTGACCGACTACAAGGCCCAGCAGACCCAGAAGGACACCCACGCAGCCAAGGAAGCCAAGTTCCGGGAGCTGCTGAAGGCAGCTGGGGTGCTGGACAAGTATGCAGACCGCGTTGTGCGGCTGTCTGGCGAGGATATCGACAAGCTGGAGCTGGACGATAAAGGCGAGGTCAAGGACGCCAAGAAGCACGCTGACATCCTGAAAGCTGATTGGAGCGACTTCGTAGGCACTACGACCACCACCGGCGCGAAGGTGGACACCCCGCCCACCAACACCGGCTCCAAAATGACCAAAGACCAAATTTTTGCAATCAAGGACGCTGGCGAGCGCCAGGCGGCCATTGCAGCAAATGCCGACCTGTTTACAGGCGGCGGAAAGGACTAACACATGGCAGCAAAGACCAATCTGATCACCACTACCGAGATCACCGTCAACCCCCGGGAAATCGACTTTGTGACACGCTTCCAGCGCAACTGGGAGCACCTGCGGGAGATCATGGGCATCATGCGTCCCATTCGGATGCAGCCCGGCACCGTGCTGAAGAGCAAGTACGCCCAGGGCACCCTGCAGAGCGGCACCGTGGCAGAGGGCGAGGAGATCCCCTACAGCCAGTACACCGTCAAGGAGAAGGACTACGGCAAAATCACAATCGAAAAGTACGCCAAGGCCGTCTCCCTGGAGGCAATCCAGAACTATGGCTATGATGTGGCCGTGCAGAAGACCGATGACGAGTTCCTGTTCGACCTGACCGCAAAGGTCACGGACAAGTTCTACAAGTACCTGAACACCGGCAGCCTGAAAGGCACCCCCAAGACCTTCCAGATGGCTCTGGCCATGGCAAAGGGCAGCGTGGAGAACAAGTTCAAGAATATGCACCGCACCGTCACCGGCGTTGTGGGCTTTGCCAACGTCCTGGACGTGGCGGAGTACCTGGGCACCGCCCCGATCACCATCCAGAACCAGTACGGCTTCCAGTACATCAAGGATTTCATGGGATACAACACCATCTTCCTGCTGTCTGACGGCGAGATCGCAAAGGGCAAGGTCATTGCCACCCCCGTGGACAACATTGTGATGTACTACGTTGACCCCTCCGACAGCGACTACGCCAAGGCTGGGCTGGTATACACCACCGCAGGCGAGGCCAGCAACCTGATTGGCTTCCACACCCAGGGCAACTACACCACCGCCGTCTCTGAGAGCTTCGCCATCACCGGCGTGACCCTGTTTGCTGAGTACCTGGACGGCATCTCTGTCCAGACCATTACCCCGGGTGAATCGGTCTAACCTGCAAGGGGGTGACTTTGCATGACCGTCCCTGAGCTGTGTGTTTACACGCACAATTTTTTTGACCGGGCAGATGACCCCATTGCCGGGGAGTTTGCTTTTGAGCCGGATACCGTGCCCGCCGGGGTAGTGCCGGGGCAGTATTTCCTCGTGTGCGGATCCATCTTCAATGACGGCGTGCACAAGGCCGGGGACGGCGATCTGACCGCCGAGACCTTTAATGGCACGGTGCAGCCCATGCGCGTGCCGTCTGACTTCGTGTCGCTGGCCGAAAAGATTGACGCCTACGACAAGGCGCTCCCGTCCGGCGGCGTGTATGTGTCCCAGTCCTTTGCCGGGTGGTCTGGCACGATGGCCACAGGCGCGGACGGGCTGCCCGCAGACGGCAAGACCCGCTATAAATCCGAGATCAATCAGTGGAGGAAGATGTGACATGGTCAATTCGTTCACTGCATCCACCGTGATGCAGAGCTTCACCAAAAAATTTTGTTTTCAGACCCGAAGCTATGAGCCGGACGGCGTGGGCGGCTTTGTGTCCGGCTGGCAGGACGGCCCCGAGTTTGAGGCTGTGGAGCGACACGACACCACCGTGGAAGCTCAGGTGGCGGAGCAGGCTGACACCGCCTCCACCTATACCCTGCTGGTCAACACGGGCGTGCCGCTGGCCTTCCCGGACTACATCAAGCGGGTGAGCGACGGCCAGACCTTCCAGATCACCAGCACAGCGGACGAAGTCAAAGCCCCGCCGGAATCCGGCATGGGGCTGCGGGCCGTCAAGTGCAAAAAGGCGGTGCTGCCGTAATGGGGGCCGCCGAGAGCATCAACCGGGCGCTGAACACGTTCTTCAACGGGTTCGGCATCCCCGGCTATCTGGAAGACAACATCCCGCCCGCCGTTTCCCTGCCCTACCTGACCTATAAGCCGGTCATCCCCGGCGGCTGGAACGAGGAAGCATCGTTTCATGGCCGCTTGTGGTATCCAAGCAGCGCGGGGCGTTTACCCATCTTACAGACCGAAGACAAAATCAGCGCAGCCCTTGCAGGCGGTTTGACCGTGCCGTGCGAGGGCGGCGCTATTCTTTTGCGCAAAGGCACCCCGTGGGCCCAGCCGATGGACAACCCGCCCGAGGGCTATTTGTGCGAGTACCTGAACTTTGAAGTCACGTCTTACCTGACGTGAGAAAGGAACTTACAATGGCTGAAACCTTGGCAAAAAAGTTCAAGCTGAACGTTTTGACTGCGGATGCGTTCAAGAGCATTCCGAAAGGCTCTGGCAACGTGCTGTCCTCTTTTTCGTTTGAAACGCCCAAAATCGACGATACAAACGTCGTTTGCGCTACGCAGGGCGGCGTAACGATCTCTTATCAGAACTCCTACGAGGACACTCTGGCTGACATCGACAACGCTCCTACCAACACCAAACAGGGCAACGAGATCACCGGGACTACGGCTTCTATCTCTTTCACAACTCCCAATGCAAGCCCGGATACCCTGAAACTGGCGATCGGCACGGCAGACGTGGATCCCGAAGATCCCACCCACATCATTCCCCGTATCGAGGCAGCGTTGTCGGACTACAAGGAACTGTACTGGGTTGGTCCCATGATCGGCGGAGGTTTCCTCGTGGCAAAGATTTTCAATGCTCTATCCTCCGGCGGTCTGAATCTGCAGACGGCGCACCGCGGCGGCGGCTCCATGCAAATCACCCTGACCGGCTATGCAGACCTTGAAAACCCGGAAAAAGCTCCCATGGAGTTCTACTCCATCGTGAAAGCCCCCGCCAATGAGTAAGGAGATTCTATGCGGAATATTATCGACCTGGACGGAACCGAGTACCTGCTTCATACCTACCAGTGTGCGCAGGCATACAAGAATTACCTCAAGGAATCCGGCGCTTCTGACATTCTGGGAAGGAAACCGGAGTTGACCGGAAAGGAAAGCACCGCAGAGCGTTACCAGAAGATGCGCATTCAGTCCGAAAAGAACACCGATGACATGATGAAGCAGCTCTTTGTGGAAAAAGCTGATCTGACCATGACCATCCTTCCCCTGTTTGTGGTGATGGATGATGGTGAGCAGAAGCCCTCTACGAAGATCTTGGCTGCCGCTATGAGCCGTGCCCTCCGGGACGCTGACTTCATGAATTTTTTTCAGTCCTTGATGTGATCGGTGCGGACGGATACAAGCGGCTTGTCTCAACAATTCGGCTGGACCTGTTGAAGCTGCTGGGCAAGCCGTACATTCTGGATCACATCCGCAACGAAGCAAGGGCGCACCAGGAACGGCAGCTCTTCTGGGATTATCTGGCGGATTCTGTTGGGCAGATTGCTGGCAATCAAAGCCGCTACTCTGATCTGGCAGACTACCACTTCCCTCTGCTGAACGCAAACCGTGATACCCGGACGGCGGAAGAAATCACTGCTGACAATGCAAAACTGCTGGCCGAATTGTGTGAAGGAGGTGAGAAATCCTGAATCTTTTTAATTTGATGGCAACCCTCGGACTGGACACATCTGCTTACGAGCAGGGCATCGAGGAATCGAAGGCACAAACAAAAACGGCTGTTGCGTCCATGACGAAGGACTATAACAAGCTGTATAGTGACGTTTTGCACCTGACGGCTGCCTACCAGAAGTCCAGCAAAGAGACCGGAGAAAATTCCAGACAGACCAAAGAATTAAAAGCAAAGCTGCGAGAAGCACAAACTCAGCTTAACGCAACAGCTCAGGGACTGAAAACGGCAGAACAGTACATGGGCAGCTTTGGGAAAAAAGCCGAAGGCGCAGGAGAATCCCTTGCTGGGGCCATGACCAAGGCCAGCCTGTTGAGCGGTGTTATTTCAAAGCTGTCCTCTGCCGTACTCAATACCGGAAAAGATTTTATCCAATCCGGCATTGAGTACAACGCACAGATCGAGACTTACCGCACCGGCCTGACAAATATGCTGGGCGATGCAGAAGCTGCAAACGCTGCGCTGGAACAGATGCAGCAGGATGCGGCAAGGACCCCGTTTAGTGTGGATGCTCTTGTCTCTGCAAACCAGTATCTGATCTCTGCTGGTGAAAATGCGACCTACGCCCGAAAAACAATTATGGCACTGGGCGATGCGGTATCTGCCACGGGCGGCGGCTCTGACGAGCTGAACCGCATGGCCCAGAACTTGCAGCAGATCGCAAATACTGGCAAGGCGACATCGGCGGATATCAAGCAGTTTGCTTATGCAGGCATTGACGTGTACGGTATTCTGGCAGACTACACAGGCAAGTCCACCGCAGAAGTGCAGAACATGACCATCAGTTATGACCTGCTCACACAGGCCTTGCAGGCGGCAGCAGAAGAAGGTGGACGTTATTACAACAGCATGGATACCCAGAGCCAGACCATGAATGGCCGTGTATCTACGCTGAAAGACAATGTCAAGCAGCTGGCCGGGCTGATGACCGAGGACCTTTCCGGCGGAATTGGCGTGGTGATCGGCAACATCAATGATATGGTCGTTGCTGCGCAGGAAGCTTACAAGCAGGATGGCTGGCTTGGATTGGCCGGAGCAATCACAGGTATGACTGGTCCAATTGACAGCGTCAAGCAGAAGTTCAACGAGCTTGGAAGCGCTGCCGTAACCGCTCTGGATAAGGCGAGCTATTATCTGAACAAAGCTCTTGGAAAAGATGCCTATGCCGGATACAGTGGATATGAAGACTACCGGGCAGATGAAGATGCAAAAGCGGCTGCCGCAACATCCCGAGAAAACCGCGACCGGCGTAGACAGGAAGCGCTTTCCGGAAAAGGCATTTACACCGAGAGCTGGACAGAACGTCAGAGTAAGAATAACGGCGGCAGCAGCATTTCCAACAGCGGCAGCAGCGCCGGAAGCTCTGGCAAAAATACGGTCACAAAGACCGTTCTGTCTTCCATGACGGATGCAGCCACCAGCTACTCCGCAAACGAATTCGGCCAGATCACCACCGCCGTAACGGAGCTGACCGAGCACATCAAGGACAGTACCGGCAAAGTCTATGACCAGCTTACAAAAACGACAACGGAATCCGGCAAGGAAATGGTCAACGGGGTCATCAAAAATTACAAGCTGGTCACGAAGGCTGTCACAGATGAAAACGGAAAAGTTACGACGACGACCCAAAAAACCTACGAGGATGCCTCCAAGAGCCTCGCCGCAACCATCGTCAAGACTGCTGAATCCGTAAAGGATGGCGTTTCTCAGACCATAGAAACGACCACCGAGAAATACCAGGATGGCTCTGAGCACATCAAGCAGATCGTCACAGAGACCGGAGAACGCATTGTAAACGGCGCTGTTGAGACCTACACAAAGGTCAGAACCCTGACGGATGGTTTCGAGACTGACAGCAAAGAAACAGTTAATGCTTCTGTAAGTCAGTACGACACCCTTCTCAGCAGCTATACGGACGCTGCGGACAAAGTGCAGCAACTCACAGCTCTTTACAATGAATCTGCCGCCGGGACCGGGGAATTTTCCGATCAGACCATGCGTCTCTCTGCCCTGCTGGCGGAAGCGGAGCAAAAGCTGTCCGATTCAAAAACGGCATGGGAAGAGTACCAGAAAACCACAAACCGGGCCTATGTAGTCACAAAGAATTTTGCAGACTTCGTGAAAAGCTCTAATTCCGCTGTTTCAAGCTTTGGGAGCTCTATCAAGGATCTTGGCGAATTCTTTGATAATGAAGCGGTTGAGAACGTAGGCGACTTTTTCACTGAAATCTCTGACGGTGTGGATAAAGTCATCAATTTTGCAACCAGCGTTTCTACCCTTGTGACTACTCTACAGCAGCTCAAGACGGCAATCCAAGCAGTAAACGCAACCGGAGGAATTTCCAGTGCATTCTCTGGAATCGGAAGTCTGCTTGGAATCGGCGGAAGCACTGCCGCAGGCGCTGGCGTAGCAGCAGCAGGAACAGGAGCGGCTGCTGCTGCGGGAACCACCGGAGCTGCCGCTGCCGGAGGAACCGGTCTTTCCGCTTTGGGCCTTGCCGTTCCGGAACTCGGTGCTATCATTGCAGGCGTTCTCGGTGTGGCTGCTGTAGGTTATGGCATTTACAAGTGGGCCACGAAAGACAGCGGTCAAAAGAAAGAGGAAAGCAAGAACGAAAAGCTCTCCTACAAAGACATTCAGGACGCTTACTGGTATGGCAACGAGCGGGCTTTTGCCGGGTATGATTACCGGGTCGACCCGTATACATTCCAGGGGATGCAGACAAGCACCCTGGAGGATTATCAAAGCAAAATTCAAGCCCAGCTAGAAGTGATCGGAGCTGTCGTCCAGCAGTACCTTCCACAGGCAGGCAATCAGGTCATCAAGCTGGATGATGGAACGCTGGTGGGCGCTCTGGCACCGTCCATCGACGCGCAGCTGGGCCATCTGGCCACGCTGGCAGAAAGGGGAAATTAAAATTTGTACAAAATTTTTGCATATCCCTTTGGCAACCCAAACGACAAGCGCCTGATCTACGCCCCCAATAACCGCAATGCCCTTGTGCTGTCTCCCAAGCTGACCCGAGAGGTCAGCAAGGGCGGCAGCCTTTCTTTTACCATGACGCGCGACCATGAGCAGTATGAGAGTCTGCAAAAAATGTCCACCTGCATCACTGTTGAACAGGACGATAAAGAGATCTGGCGCGGGCGTGTCTTGAGCCATGAGGCAGACTGGTACAACCGGCGCGTCATATACTGCGAGGGCGCTTTGTCTTACTTCAATGACTCTGCTATCACGCCCTTCAACTACGAGGGGAAGTTGGCGCAGTTTCTGCAGCACCTTATCGATGCCCACAACCAGCAGTGCGGCAACATGAAAATGAAACGCTTCGAGCTTGGCACTGTCACTGCGGCACTGGGTGATCTTGTTGTCCACTACGGAGACCGGGACAGCTACGGTGTGGGCGAAGACTACGGCAGTACCTGGAATATCATCGACAAGATGGTGCTCAAGGTGTACGGCGGCTATGCCTACTGCACCTACAACCCCGTCACGGGCAACAACGTGCTCAACTATTGCGATCAGGCCTTTGAAGCTGACCGTTTGGTCAACCAGACCATTGAGTACGGCGTGAACCTGCTGGATTTCACAGAAAAAACCGATACCAACAGTCTTTTTACCCGTGTGTATCCCATGGGAAGCAAGCACACGGTCGAAGAGACAAAGTGGAAATGGAAATTTCTGTGGTGGGGCGAAAAGTACACCGAGAGCCATGAAGAGCGCTATGGCATCTCTGGAACGGATGCAGCGACCATCAACAAGTATCTGCCCAAAGGGTATTCGTACCGGCTGGACAGCAGTGACGGAGACTGTGGATGGATCCAGAACGATGCAGCGGCCGCGAAGTTCGGCATCGTGTCATCCCTGGGTGAGTATGACACCGACAGCGACAACGACACCTTTGCTGCAGGCGTGCAGGATCTTCAGAAAAACAGCTTGATGGTGACGAGCTACACCGTCAAGGCTGTGGATCTGCGAGATGCGGGCTATGACAAGGACAGGCTGACTTTTGCCAGCTATGCCCACATTATCAGCAGACCCCACAGTATCGATGTCATCATGCTGTGCACAAAGCTGGTGGAACCGCTGGATCAGCCGGACAAAAAGGAGTATACCTTCGGCATGACCCGGCAGACTTTGACCGACCGACAAGTAGCCAACCTGGGCCGCACCAACCTGCTGGATGAGGATACGGCATCCGCTGAAAAATATCAGCAGAGCACCCTTAACCAGCTTTTCAAGTACCAGAAGTCTAACGACAAAAGAGTGGACGAGGTGGACAAAAAAGCTGGTGAAGCAGCCAAAACGGCTACCAACTTTTTGGAGTTTACCCCGGAAAACGGCCTTATCGTCCGGCATGACCAGCTGCCCAACAAAAGAGTGCAGATCACCAACGACGGCATAAAAGTGCTTTCCGGTTCCAGCATGGTCAACATCAAATCGGATAGCATTTCCATTACGGACGGAAACGGAAGCTGTACCATCAACTCCGGCAAGATCACCTTTTACGGCATCCGGAACGCTCGCATCTGGGACTTTGGTAACAACAGCTCTTTTGGAGCGCAGACCATCCAGCTGGATCTGTCCAATTATTCTGCCGTGTACCTGACCTATACCAGCAAAAAAGGCGCTACATGGTGGGCCAGCGGTGGCACTGCCGGGTGCGTGACGATGGTTATCCCAGTCAACGGTGTAGAGTACGCTATGACATATCCGTGGAACACGACCCACATGCGGACGGTGCGGGTCAACTCAGGGGGCATCACTTTCGGACCCGGTCGTGAGCGCACATCGAACTACGTCACGGGCAACAATTTCACTCCAGCAATCACGCCAGTGACTTTCAAAATTGACTTGGAAAGTCCAGGCTCTGACGGCTGGGTGCAAAACGACTCGCTCTGTATGCCCCGGGAGCTGTATGGTTTTATGTGAGGAGAAAAAATGAAAGTACCCGGCTATAAATTTATGTGCAAAGTGTGCTCCGATGGTCGCATTTACAGCGGCGGATGGGGCGCAGAAGAAGTTATCCCGGACCCTCTCCCAGACAACTGCATGGTCTTCGATGAGTTCCCGGAGGACTGGGAGGATGGCGGTTCGCACTATGTGTGGGACGGAGAAAAGTTGGTATACAGCCCTCTGACCCCGGAGCAGCTGGCCGTGATCCAGAGCGGAGGTGAGCTCAAATGCTGATGGGCGCACAGATCGGAAATATCAATACCCTCAAAGACCTTGGCCTTTATATGAAGGTGGGCAGCCCTATGATATCCGGTGCAGAGCCAGAGACGATGCTTGTCAATGTCCCGGGCTCTGACTTTATCCTAGACCTGTCCAGGGCTTTGGATGGGGAAGTACACTACAAGCAGCGCACCATCAAGCTGGAGCTCATCTGCAAAGCCCCGAAAAAGCAGTGGAGCACCATCCAAAGCGCCCTTGAAAATGCCTTACAGGGCAAGTGGCTTCGGTGCGTTTTTGATGAGGACAGTGCCTGGTACTGGCAGGGCCTTTGGCGGGTAGACCCCAGTGAGAAAAACCGACATGATATGGCCTTTACCATAGAGGGCACTTGCAATCCGTACAAAAGAAATGTCACCGCGGATGCGGGTGCAGACTGGCTCTGGGATACTTTTGATTTTGAAACCGATACCATCTATGATGTACCTACGGGAGTGATCAGTTTATGACAAAGACTTTTCCGGAAGTCATCTCGGGCATCCGTACCGCAAAAAAAGGTGTGGAAGTCCGGGAAGACATCGCCCAGATGGGCGAGTATGTGGAGCAGTTCGCTGCCACAGCCACCCAGAAAGCAGAAGCTGCGGCGGCCAGCGAAAAAAAGGCATCCGACGCTGTGGCAAACATCGACCAGCAGAAAGCGGACTCTGTGGCCGCTGTCCAGCAAGCCCAGACTACGGCCACCACGACCATCACCGGGGCAAAAGACGCTGCACTGACTGACATCGGCAACGCCAAGACCGGCGCTTTGCAGGAGGTGGCAAATTCCACCGCCACGGCAGAAACCGCCGCATCTGCTGCGGCCGGTTCTGCATCGGATGCCAACGCAAGCAAAGAAGCTGCTGCCACCTCTGCCGCTGCCGCTGCCGACAGCGCTTCTGCTGCATCCATCTCCGAAACCAATTCCTCTGCCAGCGAATCTGCTGCCCAGAAGAGCGCTGAGGAAGCCGCTGCAAGTGCAGCGCTGGCAGGAACACGGGCCGGTACAGACAAGACCCTAAAGGTAGAGGATGCGCCGGCAGACGCGGCAGCCACGGGCGAAGCGCTTGACAAAAAAGCGAACAAGGACAATGTCCTTGACCCTGACGGCAATGCGATTTTTTACAGCAAGGCTGAGGTGGAAGCCAAAATCAAAGAAATTCTCGCCGCCCAGCGAGAAGAAGACCTCGCCAGAATCAAATTCTGGGCCAGCAACGACCCCACATCCCCGGCAAGCTTTATCGGCGGCACGTGGGAGCGAATTGAGAATTGCACTATCTGGGGTGCAAGCGACACGCATCCGGCTGGAACAACAGTAGAGGCAGGATTGCCGAATATCACGGGCAGAATGAGTGGGTTTTATAATGAAATGCGGGGAGAATTTGGAGCTTTGTATTATGAAGGAATAAGCAATGCGACGAAAACCTCTTCAGCCATATGGGAAAGAGGTAAGGCGTTGTATTTTGACGCATCTCGTTCTAACCCCATCTACGGCACATCCACCACCGTCCAACCCCCGGCATACTGCATGTACATCTGGCGGCGTGTCGCCTGAAAGGAGACCTTATGAAAATCATTGACAGTAACGGCGTAGAAATCGCCAGCCCCGACCTGACAAAAGGCTACCTCAAGCAGGAGACCCAGACTGTCCACCACGATGCTGTGGCGGGCGTGGAAGAGGTCAGCCACTACGAGACCGAAACATTGCCGGACGGAACCCCTGCAATATACTATGACGCAGATGGTCGCGAAAAAGGCCGTGATGTCCGCAAGGTGGTGGACGTGCCCGGTGTTGACCCTCAGCCCGCCTGGGATGAGGAAGTGCCGGTGCAGCGGTACATCCTGTACACTGCTGAGGAGCTGGCCGCACAGGCTGAAGCCAAGAAAAAGAAAGAAGAAGCCGCTGCCGCCGAAGCAAAGAAAAAGGCAGAGCTGGAAGCCGTGCCGAGGCGTGTGGACGCTCTGGAAGCGGCAAACGACGACCTTGTGCTCATGATGGCTGATTTGATTGGAGGAAGCAACGAATGAAAACTTTAAACAGCAACCTGAAGCTTCGCATCATGGTGCGGGCTTTCCGCATCCGGCTGGCCGCTGGTGAGACCTTTGAGGATATCGCAGCGGATTACCCGGCCCTGACCACCGACGACCTGGAAGCTATCAAAGAAGCCCTCGGGCAGTAAGGCGGCGCGGAATGAAAGCATTATTTTTCGAGTTTATCTCCAAGCTGCTGGCAGCCCTCTCCCATGCTGCCGGTGACAGCGCTGACAAGGAAGAGCCTGCTCCTGCACCGGACGCGCCCACTGTGGACACCGTGACCGGCTGGGACGGCGACCCGCCTTACCGGTACATTGACGTGAGCCGCTATCAGGGCACCATCGACTGGGCACAGGTGGCGGCGGCGGGTTACAAGGGGGCCATGCTCAAAACCGTGAGCACTAATTACAAGCTCTCCAAGCGGGCAGACGGCCTGTACATCGACCCGACCTTTGAGACCAACTACCGCAACGCCCGGGCTGCCGGGCTGGACGTGGGCGTGTACTACTACACCTACGCCACCAGCGAAGCGATGGCCGATGCAGAGCTTGCCCTTGTGCGGCAGGCGGTCTACGGCAAGGAGCTGACCATGCCTGTGGCGGTGGACGTGGAAGAAAACAAGCTCAAACCCATGAGCACCCTCGACCTCACCAACCTCACCGCCTACGCGCTGGAACAGGTGGAGCGGATGGGCTTTTACGCCCAGCTGTACACCTACACCCACTACTCCAACATGGAGCTGGATATGGGCCGCTTGGCAAGCCGTTGGGATGTCTGGCTGTCCGATACAACCGGACACACTCCCGCCGTTGGCTACCACTACAGCGCCCACCAGCACACCAGCAAGGGCCGCGTGCCTGGCATCTCCGGCAACGTTGACCTCAACGTGACAGAAATCAACTATCCCCGTATCATCCGCAAGAAGGGTCTGACCCGTCTCCGGGAGGGCGCATGAGCGAAGCAATCATCGTAGCCATTATCACCGGCGGTCTGAGCCTGATCGGCGTGGTCGTCTCTAACAACCACACCGCCCAGAGCATGGATGCCAAACTGGACAAGCAGCAGGCTGTGACCGAAACCAAGCTGGAAGAGCTGACCCGGGAAGTCCGGACACACAACAATTTTGCCCAGCGCATCCCGGTGCTTGAAGAGCAGATGAAGGTGGCAAACCACCGCATTGCAGACCTTGAAAAAGAGAGAGGAGAGTAATACATGGCAACAATCAATAACCTTTTGACCGCACTTCCCGCCCCTGTGGCCCTTGTGCTCATGCTGGGCGGGTTCATCTTCTACGCACTGGGCTGCATCCGGCTGGGCTATGGTGCGGCTGTCAAGGGCACTGTGCTCGACCTGATCGAGCAGGCAGAGCACGAGATTCAGGGCACAAAGCGCGGCGCAGAGCGCAAGGCGTGGGTGGCGCAGATGCTCCGCACGGCCCTCAGCGCCAGCAAGTGGGGCAAATTCATCTCGTGGGCCATCACCGATGAGACCATCGGCGCCGTGATTCAGTTTTTCTTCGACCGCATGAAGGCGGCCTTGCAAAATCAGTGAGGTTTTGACTATGAGTAGCACTACGCACACACGACATTGGTTAAAACAGGCCATTTTTACGAATGAGGCCTGCACTTTTGCCGTTAAAGGCCAGATTTGTCACCATCTCGGCAACGTCACCGCAATGGTGCGTAACGCCGGACAGCTGCCGCAGCCCTTTTGGCTCGGTGCTGCCTGTGGCAGCGGCTCGTGTAGTGCTGCCCGCTGCGCTGCAAGGGCTTGACCGACAGCAGATGACCGCCGCCATCAAAAGCGCACCGCTTGGGAGGGTAGACCGTAAGATAGCCTTATTGCGATACGTTGAGCGGCTCCCGCTGCCGGATATTGCAGCGCAAACGCATTACAGCCGGACGGCGATAGGCTACCGACTGAAAAGCATTGACAAAACGTTAAACGCATAGCAAAAGCCCCCGGTGTTCCGTTTGGAGCATCGGGGGCTTTTGCTATTTTTTCTCTTTTTTGAGTTCTTCGAGACGGCTTGCAAGCTCTTCTTCCCAACCTTCATGCTGGTCAAGATATTCGCCATAAATCGCCGCTTCCGCCTTTTTCCGAGCGGCAATCGCATCGTCAAGGCTTTCGTACAGGCCGAGATAAATTTGTTTCCTTTTGAAATTGATATAGGCAAAGTACCGCCCGTTCGGCCTTTTTACAACGCCGTTTACGCCGGTCTTGGAGTTCCGGTTGACCTTTCCGCCCATCCGCGATTTCACAGAGGAGAGGGAAGAGCCATCCACCTGGGTGACGCTGTGGATGACATCGACCTTGTCTTTCATGTCACGGGCACAGTCGGAGCACCGAAGTATAGGGTTAGTACGTGTTATGTTTGAAAGTCTGACTTCAACGATTTTTCCGCACTGCGGGCAGACTGCTTTGCACCACATGGATACGACTGGCTTTCGAGGGGGTAGGATTTCGATGATCTTCCAGCCGCTCACAGTCTTCCCTTCGTACTTTTCGATAGCGGATTTTTTTGCTTTGGCGGATTTTTGGGCTGCTGCGCTCTTCATTGCATCGCTATGCGAGAAAGCGCAATGCTGACAGCCTGTGCTCATCCCGGACATAAGGCTATGCCGATACACATCTTTTATAGTGCCACACTCACACTGGCATGTAAAATACCCATCTTTTTCCGCACGATGCAAGACAGTCCAACGCCCAAACCGTTTTCCAGTAAGGTCTCCCTCTTTTTTTCTCCGCTCGTCCATCTTGAGCTGGGCCTCGCTCCTGGTATGAACGCACCCACAGGACTTGCTTGCCCCTCGGGTCAGGGATTCTCGAAGGACATCTCTTTCTGTGCCGCACTTGCAGCGGCACTTCACATAGCCGCTCTTTTGGGATGCACCTATCACGATCCAGCTCCCAAAAGTATGACCCGTCAAATCTTTTGCTGTCATACTGGAATCCCCCCCTCAGATTAGTCCATAGTGCTCGGCTAGCAGGAAGCGGACGTATGCCGGGCAGTCGCGGGTGCCGACACACCAGTTCTGCACCGTGCGCAGCGGGATACCCGTCCGCTTTGCAAAAGAGGTCTGAGACAGGCCGGTGCGGGCTACCAGCTCACGCATAGACAAGTGCTCCAGATCCCAGATGAAAGACAGCTCTTCCTTCTCAGCATCCAGATCAAGGCAGCTGTCAGCATCGTCTGGTACGCTCAGAGTGATGTTATTGACAAAGATTTCCTTCGGCTGCTCTGCGGCCATTGAAAAAAGCTCTGCTTTGGTATACATAATTGACTTCCTTTCTTTCGTGTGATAGGATAGTTGCACACCTCCGTGTGAGGTGTCTTTCACAAAATCCCCCGTTCGGTGTGGCAAGCATCGGGCGGGGGATTTTTTATTTAGTAGATCTCAACGCCCAGTTTTTCGGCGGCGGCTTCAACGACTTCTTCAAACGAGGGGCCGCGATTCGAGTCGTTCCAGTCGTAATCGCCAGCGGATGCAGCTTCCCACTCTTCTTCCATGTCAGCTGCCTTGCACAGCTCGGTGCACAGCTCGTAATCCCAGACATCGGACTTGCGGATGTCAGCGGCGATTTCAATAGCGTTTCTCATAATTTTGTACCTCCATGTTGTTGTGTGTTTTTGTCTTTCACTGTCTTTATTATACACCCAATGAGTACAAATATCAAGCGCTTTTTGAAAATATTATACTCATTGAGTGCAAATTATTGAGCGCTCACACAGTCCTGTGCCGTGTGGGCGCTTTTCTTTTTTGTCCTTCGTTGTGCGTTCGTTGCCTCTCGCTTTCTACCGGTGCGGTACACTGGGCGCAAAGGGAGGGGCGCACCATGTGGCACAAGTTTAACCCGAACCCGCACGGAAACAGCGTTGGAGACTGCACAGTGCGGGCCGTGGCAGCCGCAACGGGCCAAGACTGGGAGAAAGCTTACCTTGGGCTTGCGCTTACTGGCTTTATCGTCGGCGATATGCCCAGCGCCAACCGCACATGGGGCGCATACCTCCAAAAGCACGGATTCAAGCGCCGCCTTGTCGAAGCGGACTGCACCACCTGTTACACGGTGGCAGATTTTGCCCGGGAGTACCCAAACGGCGTGTATGTACTGGGCTGCTCCGGCCACGTTCTGGCCGTCATCGATGGCAAGTGGTGGGACAGCTGGGACAGCGGCAGGGAGTGCCCGATCTACTACTGGTATAAGGAGGACTAAGCAATGCCATACATTCCATACGGATACCAGCCCGGCTATTATGGTCAACCAATGCCGGATCAGCTTGCACAGCTGCGGCAAAACGCATACCAGCCGCCGACAATGCCCGGTCAGGCTGCACAGCAGGCAGCGCCATCCATCATTTGGGTGCAAGGCGAGGAGGGCGCAAAAGCATACATGGTTGCCGCCGGGAACAGCGTTTTACTGATGGACAGCGAAAACAGCGCTTTTTATATCAAGAGCACCGATGCAAGCGGGATGCCGCTACCTCTCAGGACGTTTGATTACAAGGAGCGCACCACAGCCGCAAAAACACCCCCACAAACGGCGCAGCAGCCCGGCGTGGAGTTTGTCACCAGAGCAGAGTTTGACGCTCTGGCAGCCCGCTGTGCGGCTCTGGAAAAGCAAGAGACCCCAAAAACTGAAACGGAGGTCAAGTGAGTATGTCCAATCCTCTTTTTAACGCACTGGGCGGCGGTATGCCCGCCATGCCAAACCCGATGGGGCAGTTTGGGCAGATGATGCAGCAGTTCCAGCAGTTCCGCGCAAACTATCAGGGCGACCCGAAAGCAGAGGTGCAAAAGCTGCTGCAATCTGGCAAAATGTCGCAAAACCAGCTCAACCAGCTGCAGGCGATGGCAAAGCAATTCCAGCAGTTTCTTCGTTAAGTCGTAACCGTGGCCACGGTTCAAACATAAAAACACTTCAAAACACACGAAAGGAGTACAAGAATGTCTCTTTCTTCCGATTCTGCGGTTCTGACCATGCCGGTTCAGCCCGCAAACACCAACGGCAGCAACGGCTTTGGCTTTGGCAATGATTGTGCGTGGTGGATCATTATCCTGTTCCTGTTCGCTTTCTGCGGCGGCTGGGGCGGCAACTGGGGCAACAACGGCAACGCAGCCACCGGTGCAGGTGTTGTGGACGGTTACGTCCTGACCTCCGATTTTGCGAACATCGAGCGCAAGATGGACAGCATCAACAGCGGCCTGTGTGACGGCTTCTACCAGCAGGCGCAGCTTGTCAACGGTGTGCAGCAGACCGTGAGCAACGGCTTCATGTCCGCCGAGATCAGCCGCGCAAATCAGCAGGCCGCTTTCATGCAGCAGCTCTTTGCCATGCAGATGCAGGCACAGGAGTGCTGCTGCGAGACCCGGTCTGCTATCCAGGGCATCAACTACAATCTGGCTACCCAGTCCTGCGAGACCCGGAACACGGTGCAGAACACCACCCGGGATATCATCGACAACCAGAACCAGAACGCCCGCGCGATCCTTGACGCACTGACAGCACAGCGCATCGAGGCAAAGGATGCGAAGATCGCCGAACAGGGTCAGCAGCTGTTCGCAGCACAGCTTGCGGCATCTCAGGCAGCTCAGAACGAAACGCTCAAAGCCTACATGAGCGGGCAGTTAGCATACTACAACCCCCGCCCTGTGCCTGCTTTCCCGGTTCCCGCACCCTACCAGTACGGCAACTGCGGCACCGGATGCGGCTGTAACGGCTGCGCATAACCAAATAACGGCAACTGACTACAATTTGTAGCCTGTTCAGCCCCTGAGCTGATTTTGCAAACCAGAGCGCCGGGGCAGTAGTCCCGGCGTTTTTATTATGAAAGGAGCCGATAAAATGGCTGAATTTACGAATTCCAATACCGTGACAGTAGCCGCTGGGCAGGATCTCCCGTTGACGGAGACTGCGGCGAAAGCGCCTGCGTGCATTGTGCACCGTGCTGGCAGCGGCCTTGTGACACTTCGCGGCCTGACAAGCGGGCAGTGCCGGGCCCGTTTCAAGGTGAGCTTTGGCGGAAATATCGCCATTCCCGCCGGCGGCACTGTGGGCCCCGTTTCCGTTGCTCTGGCCGTCGGTGGCGAGCCGCTGACCAGTGCGACCGCCATTGTCACCCCGGCGGCAGTCGAAAATTACTTCAACGTTTTCGTGGCCGCTTTCATCGAGGTGCCGCGCGGCTGCTGCGTGACCGTGGCGGTTAAAAACACCAGTACGCAGGCAGTCAGCATTGCAAACAGCAATTTGATTGTTGAGCGGGTAGCATAAGAAAGGAGATAAAGTCATGCTGGATAAACTGAATCATCTGAAGGATGAGATGTGCGAAGAGCTCATGGAGCTGACCGACAAAAAGAATCGCTCCCCGGGTGATGTTGAGATGATCGGCGAGATCGTGGACATCATTCTGGACATCCACCGCATCGAGGATTACTGTGAGGGCGGCGAGTACAGCCGTGCGGGCGAGTGGGAAGCTGACATGCGCGGATCTTTCAGCCGCGATGCCGGAAACGGTTACAACCGGGCCAACAGCTACGCCAACCGTGGCCGTCACTATGTGCGCGGGCATTACTCCCGCTCCGATGGCCGCGAGCGTATGATCTCCGACATCGAGGAAATGATGCAGGATGCCACCGGCGCAGAGCGTGATGCCTACAAGCGGGCCGCTGACATCTTGCGCAACGCATAAGAAAGGGGGCGGCAGGCATGGACATTGACGAGATCAACACCCACATTCACAAGCTGAAATGCGGTTCTACGGACTGGCAGAGCGTGGAGAAGCTCGCCGCCCTCTGCACTGTGCGGGACGAGCTGGAAGAAGCACACGCACCTGAAACGCAGATCCAGGCACTGCCGCCCGCGACTTATGCGGCGGCGTACTCCACGGCAGCGGAACCGCAAAGCGACTTTGTGGCGGCTGCCAGCTCTGTTCCTTTTGGCGGTCTGATGCAGGTGCTTGACGAGCACATGAAAGCAATAAAGATGGTGTACCCGAAAGAGTATGAGCTAGTAATGCGGAAGATTGTCTCTTTGTCTGAGTGATCACCGCCGGTATCACCACCGTGGCCGCGCTGCCCAAAACGGCCATACATAGCACCATCCCCGGGGATCCTGACGGTTCCTCGGGGATGTTTTTGCGTTTATAAAGCTGTTTTTCAGCGGTGTGTTACCAAAAATGTTACCATGATAAAGAAAAGAACGTCATTTCTCAGCGAAATGACGTTCTTTCTTCGTGGTGGAGGCGATGGGAGTCGAACAATTAAAAATGATAGATTGTCGTCAAAAATGCATCTGGGATGCATGAAAGAGCGTAGGAATAATGCGGCTTTGTTAGGCTATATCCGATTCATCTTTTTACATTTAGAAAAAAGAGTGTTACCAAATGTGTTACCAGAATCACCCTTGAGCCTTCCTGAATGCAGCGGTCGTTGCAGCCGCCAAATCTTCACGCTGGCCGTCCAGCTCGTGGCGGTAAACCCCTGCGGTGTCCATGTTCTTGCTATGACCTACAAGCATCTTCAGCTGGCTGTCAGTCAGGACGCTTGATTCAACGCTGACAAAAGTGTGCCGCAGCTCGTAAAGTGAGACTTTCGGCTCAAGCCCGTTTGCTTCCTGATACGATTCCCAGCGGCGATAGAGCGTATGCTCTGATGGAATCTGAAAAAGCGGCGTATTGTAGTTTAGCAGTATGCCTTGAGCCTTTAGAAGCTGTACCTGCGCCTCATAGGCATCCCGTGCTTCCTTTCCCATGTCAAAAGAGCGGATGGCGTTTTCATTCTTTCCGGTGGTCTGCTCCCGGTGCACGTTGATGCTGCGCCGAAGGTTGACCGTATTCCCCTTGATGTCACCATACCAGAGACCAATCAGCTCCCCGGGACGTAGGCCAGTCGCAACTGCAAAGCGGTAGGCGTAGATATATTCATCAAATACCGGCTTTCCATAGTAGGTGCGAGTGTCTACGCTGAACAGGGTCTTCAAGGCGGTGGGCTGCAAGATCGTGCGTTTCCCCATCCTGGCATTCTTCGGGATAGACAGGTCGGGGTGGAGCGTCGTGTACTTGTTTCTTCGGCACCACTTGACAAAGGCGGTTTCCGCAGCCCTGATCGTCATAAGCGTCTTTCGGCTCAACGGCTGGTTTGAGATGGGCTTGCGCTGGTCCTTTTTCTGTGAGCGCTTCCGGAACGAAACGTCAATGGCCTTTTGAAGATCACCCTCGGTTAACTCGTCAATGCGGATATTCCCACAGGTCGGCAGGATGTAGCAGTCTCCGTAACGCTGGCATTGTGTCACATAGGATGTCCCGCAAGTCAGCTTCAGCTCTTCCACCCACTCTGAATAAAGGACGCTGACCTTCTTTTTTCCGTCACGGATGCTATCATCAAGCCATGCATCCGCTTTTGCGTTTGCTTCACGCTGGCCGGTGCGGCCCGGCGTGCTGCTGTAAAACCGCTTGCGGGTGCCGTTCTTCTGAACCGCAATGCACCAGCGCTTTTCCTTTTCCACCCAAAATGCCGTGTTGACCCGTTTTTTCATAAAATCCACCTCCATACACAAGGGTACACTGTGCCGCTGCCCTTTGGGCGGCGGCGCTTTTTTCTATGCACGGGAGCGGACGTTGCATCCTGCTGCTTTCCGCACCACGGGCAAAATAAAACCTTGTCCGGGATGTTTACATGGCATCTGATACATTTCATTACGCTACTCCTTTCTGCGCCCTATATAGCCCAAAGCGCCGTTCTCTGACGCTGTGCGCCCTGACGCGTAATTGGCTTTCAAATCCTCTATCGGAGGATGCGGCTCGTCCGGGCACGGGTCAAGCCCTCTGATCTTGGCAAAGCTGTACTGATCGATGATGGTGCCGCACACAGTGACCCTGTTGTTGAGAGGGCAGTGGAGGTTTGCGGCCATTTCAGATATAACCGCAGGCGGGCTGCTCCCATGTCGTCCCTTGAGCACAAAAAGCAGAAGCCGCCGGGTGAGCGGTGGAAGCGCCTGCACCAGCGTGTGAAGTTCCTTATCTATGGCTGCATCTTCTTTCTGCCCGTCTGGCACTGCGTACAGATCCGGGTGCATAACTTCCATAAAAACCGTGATGGGGGATACTCCGCAGGCTGTGCACCAATCCATGATCTCGTCACTGTCTGGGCTTGTGTCACCTTTTTCCCAGCTTTGCACTGTCCGCTCTCCTTTCTGGACGCGGATTGCAATCTCTCTCTGACTTAACCCGGCGGATACCCGCGCTTTTGAAAGCGCCTTCCCGATTTGATCAGCGGTAAAATAACTCATGCTTATCACCCCTAAACGCAGCGTGTTATAAAAGGAAAATGGCGCAGAAAAACTCTGCGCCATTCGACAAAAATTACACAGATTTCATTTTCCTCTGGCGCATGGTAGAATCTGGTGCATAAGATGCAAATATTACCAAAAAAGGAGGAAAATGAAATGAAAAACAGTCAGACAGTCAGCATGGACCCCGATATGACTATCATTGACGGAATGCCCGCCAGCGTGCTCACCGGCACGCGGCCCACTCCGAAGCCCTGGGAGGAATGAGTTATGAAAAATCTGTCACACTTTCGCACCCATGCCCGTGCCCTGCTGGCCTGCTATTTGGATATGACCCCGGAGCAGCAGCGCCTTGCTCGCGCTTACATTCAAGATAAGGCCCTGCCGGAGGTGCAAGCCCTGCGTAACGCAGCCGGTACGCCCGGCGGGGAGCTTGCCGGGCAGCTGTTGCAAAATTTGCAACAACCTTGCAACCACGAATAACAACGCGCATATTTTGCGCGTATTCAGCGCAAAACGCGCGTATTTCGCGCTTGACACATTACAACAAATAGTTGTATAATGTGGTTGTGAATGAGTTACAAGCCCAACAGCTGAGCTTTCTTGGCGTTGTACTCTGTCTCCGTAACGGCTCCCATATCCAGCAGCCGCTTAAACTTCAAAAGCTCATCGGCGGCGCTTGTGGCAACCGGAGCAGGAGTCTGCGGCTTCTCCTGGCTGACTTTGCAGCTTTTGAGAAACGCAGTCATCCCGCCGGGGTAAACCATTGTCGGCAAGCTGCTTTCGCCCAGCGGAAGCACAAAGTGGATAGATACGCTCTCCTTACTGCGACCCTTGCGGGTCTCTGTTTTGGCAGTGGCAGCGCCCACGATCGCACCCACAGGACCAGCAACAGCTGCACCGATCACGGCACGGCCAATACCGCCCTTTGTCTCTGTCACCGTCAGATCGTCAGGAGCATCAGATTCATACCCAGCGACTTCATCAAAGCTGTAGATCATGCGAGGGCCTTTATCGCCGCTGCGGTGTCCAATGCAAAACAGCCGGTTGGGTTTGTCAATCGACACAAAGAGCGCGTCACCATCATAGATGGAATCGGTTTCTTTGAACACCTTCCGACGCTGTTCCAGTGTAGCCCAGTAGTCCGCAAGGGCAGATGTCGGTTGCTTTGCTGCCCGGATGCCCAATTTTGAAAAGAAAAAGTTGCTGCATCCGGCGCAGATCGGGCCGTCCGCGCTCTTCTCGCGGTTCAGCAGGCCCAGCTTGCCGCCGCAGACAGGACAGGCATTTGCCATAATAAGCACCTCACATATACAAAAAATAGGCAGCCAACCAGCTGCCGGAAAACTAAGTTATCAAAGAAAATGCCAAAGGAGGAAAACAAAGTGGAAGAAAATAGCACAAAATTGATGAAAGACACCCCGGAATGTGTTATACTTGAGAAAATCAAGCTTGCACTTTCCCTTGGCATCGACGTGGATAAACTCTTAAAGGAGGCAATGCAAAATGTCGAGTAATGTTCTTCTTTTCATCATCGCCGTGTTTGTTATCGCGATGTTTGCGATTCTCGCTTACGAGTTCCTTGATCTCAATGACTTTGCACTTTTTCAGTCTAATCCCAAACAGGAGCCGGAGCAAAAGTGCGTCGGCATCCCTTTAGAGTACCTTAAAACAGAAGTTACTTATAAAGGTGTTACCCTGGCAGACCTTATGGAGTTGTGCCCCGACACGCATTTCCGTATTAAAGACGGCCTTGGCGGATACCTTTCCATTACACTCGGCAGCAAAGAAGCAAGAGCACCGCGCAAATACAAATCTGTATACGTTACCAGCCTTGACCCTTGCGCCTATGAGCTGGAAGTTTCAGACTCTTCGCTCCTTTGAGTCACCAAAAGCGTCAATAACGTACTCACAACAGCAGAGATCACCGCAATGGCAGCGCTTTGAAAGAACTGTCTGCGGCTGATTCTCTGCTTTCTTTGTTGTTCAAGGAAGTAGGTTCGCCCCTTAGCGGTCAGAATCATGCACGGCACCACGACAGCACCGTTGTCTTTCTGTTGGACTTTGCGCTGTATCTCGACAAGACCATCCGAAACCATCAGATCTGCAAGCACCGGGGCATCCGCTTTGAACTTTTCCGCAAAAACGGGAGTCGGAGTGTCCGGCGCTGTCGGGCACTTCTCGTAAATATTAAGAAGAAAATCGAGCGCTTCTTCTTCCCGCTTTAGGTCAACCATTTTTCTTCAGTTTCTCAGCTATCGCTGCATCCAGCATACTATTAAATAGCGTGCGCGTAGGTTCATCCAGCTGCATAAGCTTTTCTGCAAAAGACTTTGCCTGTTCATCCAGCCCATCACCCTCCGGGGTGCTGGGCTTTTCTTTTTGCTCTTCGCCGGTCAGCTCTTCCACTGTTACGCCCAAGGCGTTTGCAATGGGGCCTAGCATTTTTTCGGGAACGTCACCGTCTCTGTTTGCGATTTCTGCGAGATATCCGTGACTTCTTCCAATCTGCCTGCATACAAAAGCCAACGAAATGCCTTTTTCTTTGGAGATCTTTTTGACGGTTTGGATATTTCCCACAAAAAACACCTCCCAAAACTGTGCATCTAGATAAAATTCTAGAAAATCCAAATTATCTATTGATATCTAGAATTTTATCTAGTATAATACTAAGCACAGGGCAAACAAAACCAAAAGCCCCTGATAACATTATATCGGGCAAACGCTAGATTTTATTCACTTTGTACCTTGCAACTACATAGTAGCATATTTTCTAGTGATTTTCAAGCCCGGAAAGGAGAATTGCTAGTGAATGTTTCAAAAATTGACCAGTTTTGCAAGCTGCACGGGCTGAGCCGCACCGATCTGGAAGCGGCGGCAGGACTGAGCAACGGCGCAATCGGCAAGTGGGAGCGCTCGATTTACGGGCCCAGCCTTTCGCAGCTGCTCAAGCTTGCAAAGTATTTCAAGGTCACACTGAACGAGCTTGTGGTCTACGATGAGGAAGGAGGAAAGCTTGAATGAGCCAAAACAAAAAGCCCAGTTGGAGAGAACGGCTTTCCAACTGGACCCCGGCTGACTACATGATCGCATCTATCATCATCACGTCAGTCAATGTAGGTATTGTAGCATTCCAAATACTATGGTTGCTGCAAGCCCTAAAGCGGTAACGACAAGCGTTGCAATTCCGATTTTGCTGGATTCGCTGCTGCTTTCATCCTGCTTGTGCTCGATGCGTTCCAAATCTTCCCGCAGCTTTTTCAACTCTGCTGCGGTCTGAAGCTGAGCGTTGTCGATTTCCCGGCGCTTTTTCCAAACCGAGCCGTCCGGGTCAGCGACATTCACGCCTGGCGTTTTGTAATTGTAACGCTCAAGTTCGTTTGCACGATGGTTGAAGTATTCCCACTGATTCAAAATCCCACCCCCTTCCTTGCCTATTATAACAGGCACCGGGGTGGACAACAAGAAAGGATAAAGCATGACAAACATTCAAATTTTCAACAACCCCGAGTTCGGGGACATCCGCACGGTAGACCAGAACGGCGAGCCGTGGTTCGTGGGCAAGGACGTGGCGGCGGCGCTGGGCTACAGCAACCCGCGCGACGCGATTGCAAAGCACGTTGATGAACAGGATAAGGGTGTCGCGATTTGCGACACCCCCGGCAGCAACCAGAAAATGGTCATCATCAACGAGTCCGGCCTGTACAGCCTGATTTTTGGCAGCAAGCTGGAAGGGGCGGTGCGGTTTAAGCGCTGGGTGACAAGCGAGGTGCTACCCACCCTGCGCAAGACGGGCAGCTACATGATGCCCAAGCTCAGCAAGGAGATGCAGGCGCTGTTTATGCTGGACACCCGCACCCAGCGGCAGGAAGAGCGGCTCACCGCGTTGGAGAACACCATGACGGTGGATTACAACCAGCAGCGCGTGCTGCGCAAGGCCATCAGCCGGGCCGTCATTGGGGCACTGGGCAGCGAGGACACCCCGGCCTACATCGACAACCACGTGCGCAGCAAGGTGTACAGCGAGTGCAACCACGACGTGCAGGACTGGTTCCGGGTGAACAGCGTGGGCAACATCCCCCGCAAGCGCTTTGACGAAGCCGTGGAGTACATCCAGCGCTGGAAGCCCAGCACCAACACCGTGATGCTGATCCAGCAGACCAACGGCCAGACCAGCATGTTTGAAAGGGGTGCGTAACATGAAATTTACGATGCGAGATAAAATTTGCAAGCTCATCGGCAAGTACAACGAGTTGGAGCAGCAGGCTATGGTTAATGTCGCTGGAGGTGCATTTCGCACTATGCTCGGCAAGATGCCTACCAAAGAAGAGGAAAACGCTTCGGAGAAGGCCAGCATTTACCACTGGATGCAGGAGGATTTGAAGCAGCTACTGGAAGAGGACGAAGCCCCTGCAGACCCCCGCAAGACCGCTCCGGCTGGCAAGTGGTGCGCGGACTCAGCGGCACAGGCAGCTGCGAACTCCGCAAAGGAGGCGCGGAACAATGGGTGAAGCACTAGCGATCATCATCGCGTTTGCCACTCTTCTGGGCATCTCGTGGGGCGTTACCTGTGCCGCCGTGTGGGCCATCTGCGCATTGATGCACTGGACGTTCACCTGGGCCGCCGGAACGGCGGCGTGGATCGCGCTCTGGCTCATTGGCAGCTTTGGCAGCTCTAAGAAGTGAGGCACTGACCATGCCTGCACGGCTGGCACACATCAAAGAAAAGAGGTTGAAGCATGATGAAGGTCGTACAGGGCACTTTCCGGCAGATTCCGTACTGGAAACTTCGGGGCCGGTTCCACAGCTGCGGCTACCGCGATCAGGAAGTCGCTAAGTATATCGGCATTGGCCGGGACACCATGAGCGGCAGGATGCAGGGGCACAATCCGTGGACAAGCGCAGAGATCACAGCAATGTGTGAACTGCTTGACATCAGACAGAATGAGATCGGGGAACTGTTTTTTCCCTCACTTGAGAAAGGAGAATCCGCATGAAGATCAAATCCGGCGTATGGTACTGGCTGGCTGCTGCCAGCGGTGCCGTAAGTCTGCTGTACGGCATGGGCATCGAGGGCGGTGCACAGCTGGGCAACTCCATCTCTGACAGCCAGTTCGTCACGGCCCTGTGCCTGGTTCTGGCAGCGGTAGCGTTCCTGCGGCTGGGCTTTGCCGCCCAGGATCGGGAGCAGAACGCCCGCCGCTATGGCCGCGTTGACCGCACCCACGCCCGCACCGAGGAGCCGGAGTACCGACAGAACCGGAGGGGCGCATGAGCATGATTGCATATGCTTACGCCTACCGTAAGAACCCTCGGGGCTGCGATGTCAGGCGGTTCACAGATCCGCTCACGCCAGACGAATACCCCGGAGAGCCCGCCGGCGTTAAGGCCCAGCACTGGGCAGATGAGAACATCCGGCACTATGAGATGATTCAGGTGCGGGATGCTCTGGGAAACCTGCTGTATGCAAGATAATGCGTTTTGAATTACGCAAACCACAAGATATAGGAGAAATCAGCATGAAAACCAAAATTCTGAAAGTCAAGATCACCTTCCTGGAGCCGGTGCTGGGCACTTGGCCCTCCAACCAGAACGTCGCCCGGGATTTCATTGCCAGCAAGAGCCCGGATGCTGCCACGATCGAGGACGAGGTGGCCGCTCTGGGCGCGGATGCCGTGGCAGATAAGGGCATGACCGTGTTCCCCCGCAACGAGAACGGAGAGCCGGTGCTTTACGACTACCAGATCAAGGGATTCTTCAAGGATTCCTGCGGTATGCTGGCCCGTGTGGGCGGCAAGACCGAGACCGGCAAGAAGCGGGCCGTCAACGAGAGCGGCAAGCTCTCTGCCTACAAGAAGGTCATCGACGGCCTGATCTTCCCGCAGCCCCGCATGATCCCCATCAAGGTCAACGGCAAGATCGGCGACTGCCAGCGCCCCCTGCGTGCCCAGACGGCCCAGGGTGAGCGTGTGAGCCTGGCCAACTCTGAGGAAATCCCGGCAGGCAGCACCTGCAAGTTTGAGATCCTTCTCATGGACGAATCGCTCGAGAATGCGGTTCTGGAGTGGCTGGATTACGGCGTTCTGCGCGGCATTGGCCAGTGGAGAAACAGCGGCAAGGGCCGCTTCACCTTTGACATCATCGACTGAGCAACGGCATTGCATGGATAGGATTTGATCTGCTACGGCAATGATATGATTTGCAAAGGCGCGGATATGTGCGCAGAACTCAGCAAAGGCATTGTGCTGACAAGTTTGCTCAGCAGGGGCACAGTAGTCACTGCAGTGCAGCGCGGGGCAAAGGCAAGGCAGGGCCTCGTGTCGAAAAGCAAAGGTAAGGCTGGGCGTGGTGTGGGCGGCAAGGCATCGCAAGGGCGTAGAGCAGATACGCGCCGCTCTGCTATGCAGCGCAAAGGCATAGCGTTTCATGGCTACGGCGATGCGGGGCAAAGAAAAGCTCAGCGAAGGCACAGATGAGCAAAGAGATGCGAAGGCATAGCAAAGAAGCGCTTTGATACGATTTGCAACGGCTGTGCGGTGTGTGCAATGTACGGCAAAGGCATAGACATGCAAAGCTCTGCAGAGGCAAAGCAAAGTATTTTTGAACGAAAGGAGATTTTACAGTGAGTAAAACAGAGCTGCTGTTCCGGGCCGTGGAAGCACTTTCCACCCCGGCGGCAAAGATGGTTGCCCGCGGGCTGACCTTATGGATCGGATTCAACGTTCTGGTCGTGGTCTTTCTGGTCTGGCGGGCATGGAAAAACGGGAGGTGGCGCAAATGAGCACTGTTCAAATCTATGGGGCGGATATGGTCTTTCTGAACGAGATCCCTTTCCGGTGCGTGCAGGACGCGGAACAGTATGCGGATCAGCTTAAAAAGGCCGACCCGACGCTTGTGTACCTTGTCATGGACGATTCCGGGCAGCCGGTATCTATGAGGTGATCCTTATGCAGTGTGATGAAAAAAAAGAAATCTGCCTGAACTGTGCGGCCAATATCCCGGAATGGAAGCTGGCGCTGATTCTGGACGCTCTGGCAAAGCTGGGCGATGCATCCCGGTGCTGCGGCACGATTCAGAAGGCAGTTGCCGGTTGGCAGTCGTATATGAGACTTCACCCGGACAGGGAATACACGGGCGAGGATCAGGCTGATTATGTGCACATCTGCCAGGAAGCGGCCAGGGCATTGAGCCGCGCAGTCTATGCGGTTGAGATCGTGCTTTCACAGTCAGACTGCTTCGGGCTGGCCAAAGACCTGGCATACATGGCAGAAACTGCATATAACAGCTCCTACGCCGAGCTGGAGAGCATGTGCCGGAAGCACGGATGCAAAGAGGTGGAGTACAAACATGGACAAAATGACCATTTATGAAAGCACCCGTGGCGTGCCCAAGGAAGCGCGAAAGTCAATCGGCGGCGGCCGCCTGAATGGGATGACGGACATCAATCCCATGTGGAGGGTCAAGAAGCTGACAGAGCTTTTCGGTCCCGCTGGCATTGGCTGGCGGTTCGATCCGCCCATCTTTGAGGAAAAGCCCGGGGTAAACGGAGAGGTCGTGGTGCACTGCTGCACCAATCTTTACATTCTGCAACTCGGTGAGAACGGGGAAAAGAACGAATGGAGTGCCCCAATTCCCGGCGTGGGCGGCTCGATGCTGATCTCCACGGAAAAAGGCGGCAAGCGCACGGATGACGATGCCTATAAAAAGGCCTACACGGACGCGCAGAGCGTGGCCTGCAAGGCCCTGGGCATTGGCGCAGATGTTTACTGGGAGAAAGATCCGACCAAGTACGACAGGCCCACAGCGCAACCCCCGGCAAAGCCGACCTGCGCTAGCTGCGGGAAGCCCGTGAAAGGGTTTACTTACAAGGGCGAAAAGGTCACTGCCCAGCAGGCGGCTGACCGGAGCAAGAAAAAATATGGGCGTATCCTGTGCATGGAATGCGCTAAAAAGCAGCCGAAAGAAGATGGAGGATTGACGCATGCTTAACGTCGTTGCATTGATGGGCCGCCTGACCCATACCCCTGAGCTGAAGACCATCCAGAACGGCACAAGCGTGTGCAGCTTCAGCATTGCGGTTGACCGTACATACACCCCGAAGGGTGAGGAGCGCAAGGCTGATTTCATCGATATCGTTGCCTGGCGGCAGACGGCAGAGCATATCTGCAAGTACTTCCAGAAGGGCAGCATGATCGCCATTGACGGCAGCATCCAGACCCGCTCGTATCAGGACAAGCAGGGCTGCAACCGCACGAAAGTGGAAGTTCTGGCAAACAACGTCAGCTTTTGCGGCGCAAAGGCGGCAGACAAGCCCGCTGTGCGCGATTTTGACAAGCAGACGGAAAGTTATACTTCCGAAGCGAAATCCTCTTACAGCGCCCCGCAGGCGGCGCAGGGCGTCTCGCAGGGTTCTGCAGATGATTTTGCAGAGATCACAGACGATGACGATCTTCCGTTCTAATAAAGGAGCTTGAAAAATGAGTGAGAAAATCATTGCATACAAAGCCACGGACAAAAACATGATGTGCCGTGGCAAGCAGTACGAAGTGGGTAAGACCTACACCGAAGAAAAAGCCGACTGCTGCACCGCCGGAATGCACGCCTGCGAGGTGCCCTTTGATGTGCTGCACTATTACAATGTGAGCAACGGCGCGCGGTTCTTCCAAGTCGAGTGCGGCGGCGAGGTCGACAAATCCGACGAGGATAGCAAATTCGCATGCACCGAGCTGACTGTGAAAGGTGAGCTGAAACTGACCGATATGCTCAAAATCGGCGTGGAAGCCGTGATGAAGCGCGTCAAGGAAAAGACGGCAGGAGCAAAAGAAACTGCCGCGTCTGGCAACTGTTCCACGGGTGCCGCGTCTGGCGACTACTCCACGGGTGCCGCGTCTGGCGACTACTCCACGG